CTTATTATTAAGGATTAAAGACCTGGCAGCCGCCAAGGCACTATCGAGATGTGTTTCCACGCTAGGCCAACGACTAGACCTGGGATGCTGAGGCATCTAAAGAAAGGTTCCGGTTTTAGGCAAAATGATACGATATATACAGATCCGTACATACGAAACGCACTGGCTCACGCTTCCGCAAAGAACGGACAACTAAAGGAATTCCTAAGAGTAGAATCAACATGGCATAGGCCACGATTCTCACTCGGCATTTTAAGAGATAATCTCTTCAATTTTTCCATGGACAATATTCCGCGACTAGACTCAGGAGAGTACTTAGCCATATTAGAGAAAACGATGAATGAATTTCGACCAGACGAAAGAATAGTTCCCAAGACTTTGGGATCAGTCGTCGACATTCCAGATTTTCCACGCCAACGCAGCCCTGGATTCCAGTGGACCGCTAAAGGCTACAAGACAAAAGGCGACGTACTTAGAGACGATGTTGCAAGGGGTAAGATTCAGAACACCTGGTACAGAATAGGTGACGGTGATCCGGTTTCACTACCAGATTCCGCCGCTTATGTACGTATGGTTGCTTCACCCCAGGAGAAAACGAAGATTCGCCCCGTTTGGGGATATCCTGTGGACGTAATCGCAGAGGAGGCGCGATTCTTTTACCCATGCTTTTCTCACATTCAGAGTATCGCACGAAAAAGAGATACCTGTTATGGCATTGGGTTAGAGATTGCACGAGGAGGAATAGATCACATGAATAATGTTGGGCTGAGGCTCACATCCTTAGGTTCTAAGGATTATTCAATTATGTGTTCAGATTATTCTTCATTTGATTCACGAGTACCAGCATGGTTGATTCGGGACATTTTCGCTTATATGAGCGATTGGTTCAGTTTTGATCAAGTTATCGATAGAGACGGAAAGATTTGGGATGTAGACCCGATTAAGACAGTACGTAGATGGAAGGCCATGGTTTCTTATTTTATAAATACCAAGGTTCGCTTGTCAAACGGCGAACGGTATCAGAAAGATCATGGAGTACCTTCAGGCTCGATGTTCACCAACCTGATTGACACGCTAGCAAATGCGGTCATGACTAGAGTTTCGGTGCATCATCAGACAGGAGCCCTACCATACAAGGATTATTACTACGGTGATGATTCAGTTGTCTTTTTCAACGCAGCCTTCGATCTCTCAC